AAGCCATTTTCCGTGCCACCGGGATAAATGACCTTCGCCAACTTCCCGCTCGCGTAATACCGATACCCGATCGTCTTTGCTGCCTCGGTGTAACTGGTCACGCGATTGAGGCCGTCGTATGTCCGCGTGATAGTCCCGTTCCCGCCCTCGTTGAGCGAGAGGAGGTTTCCGTTGGCATCGTAGCCGGTGTAGTTCACCGTAGTGCCGCCCGCGCCGGCATACATCGCGCTGGCTAGCCGTCCGGTGCCCGCGTTGTAGTTGAAGGTCGCTTTGTCGCCGCTCGGCTCGGTATGCGTGGCGACCCGCCCGTTCTTCGTGTGGGTCGTCGTCGTGGTCTGTCCAGTGGGCAAGACCACCGTTGTGCGCCGTCCCAGTGCATCGTAGCCGAACTCGAAGGTGGCTCCCTTGCGGTCTGTAACAAACCGCAAACGCCCCGCCGCATCGTATTCGCTCGTCACCGTTCGCCCATCCGCCTCGGTCTTCACGGTGCGAGGCTTGCCCCCGCCCGTGGTGTCGTAAACGAACCCCTCGTTCCGCGTTCCCGAATTCGCCCCGGGGTTCTGCGTCGAAGTCACCCGGCTGTCCCCGTCGTAGAAAAACTTCGTCGTTCGCGACGCGGGCCGCTGCGTTTCTGCGAGGTCGCCGTTGGCCTTGCGGACAAACGTAGTCGTGCGGTTGGCTGCATCCTTGGCGGTGGAAGCCCAGTCTCGGCTGTCGTAGGCCGTTTCCTCGACCGTAACATTGTTGAGCTTTTTCAGCCGCACCTTGTCGGTCGGGTTGTAGGTGAGCGATTGCACCGGACGCTGCCCCGCATTGTCGGCGGGCGGGGTGATCGTGGCCACGCGCGCTTGGTTGTCGAAGGTCGCATTCGCGGTCGCTGCCACGCCGCTCGTGTCCGCCGTCTCCCCGGTGCGCTGCCGCCGCTTGTTGTAAGTGAACGAGGTCATCCTCCCATTCGCATCCACCACGGAATCCAGATTGCCTTGGGCGGAGTAGTTTTGATTCAACGAGAACCCGCCCGGCAGAGTCGTGATGTCCGGCTGGCCGAGGGTGTCGTAGGTCTTGGTCGTCACCAACCCATCGCCATCGGTGATCGTGGACACGCGACCGATGGCCGCTCCGCTCGCTGTGTATGTGTAGGTCGTCGTGGACTGCTCGGCGGTGCCCTTAGCCGCGATCACGCTTTGCGGGCGGTCCTTCGCGGCCTCCGGTCCGCTCGCGAAGTAGACATAATCCGTCTGCACGCCGTTCGGATCGATGACGAGGTCAAGACGGTTCAGGCTGTCGTAAGCCATGAGGGTGCTGCCACCGCCGCGCGGATGGTCGACGCGCGTCAGGTTGTGCGCGGCATCGTAGGTGTAGGCTGTCGTCTCGCTCGCCCCGCTTGTGCGGGTGACAACGCGATCCTGGCCATCGTAGGTCATCGAGGTCGTATTGCCCTCCGGATCGCGTGAACCCGCCGGCCGTAACCGCTCGTCGTAGAAGTAGCGGGTGATGCCCCCCTGCGGGTTCACCTCGAAATTTTCGCGGCCCGTGTAGTAGAGGCGGAAGGCCTTATTTGTGTCCCCATGGAGGAACTGCCGCTCCACGCGCCCAAGGCTGTCCCACACATTTTGGGTAATCGTTTCGCCATCGTGATTGCGCAGGCGCACGATGCGGTGTTGCCCGGGGGTTGTGCCACCGGGATCTCCCGCCACGCTGTAGTCGAAATAGGAGACCTTGCCCTCAGGATCCGTCACGCTGGTCAAATTCCAATTCGTCGTATCGTAGCCGAAAGTGACACTGCGCGAAGGAGAGGTAGAATCCGTCACGCTGGTGATGCGCGTGCCGTTGTAGGCAAACGTATAGCGCCGACCGCCGGCGTCCTGCACGTAGTTGAGCGTATTGTTGGTGTTGTAAGCGAAAGTCATCGCCCGGCTATCGACATCCACGATGCGCGTCGCCTTGCCCGCCGTGTCGAATTCGATCGTATTGCCTAATCGCTGCTGGAGCCGGTAGGTGCCGTCGGTTGCCGTGGTCAGGATCATTGTCGATCCCGGAGGCGCCGTGAAGGAGCCGTCCGGTTGTTTGATAAATTGGAAGATGTCTTTGCCCATGCGCACCGAGACCGCGTTGTCCTTCATCTGGTCCACAAACCATCCAACCGCCAGCGTGGCCACGCCCCACTCCTTCGGCGAGGCGTCCCTGCGGTAGAGGTCGGATGCCGCCACGATTGCGACGAGGAACGCCGCAGCCTGCTGGGGCGACCCCATGCCGAGCGCCTCCTCGGAGGCAGTGCGCGCCACGGCACGGATGTGTAAATTGTGCATCCACCCGAAGCCCAGATTCTGCTCGTCCCGCGCGGCCATGGTCGAGGAGTAGTTCCGCGTAAAGGCCAGTCCGCGCGGTGCGCCCTCGGTTCCAGTCGCCATGTCCTCGGCGGCAAAAACAAACGCCCCGGTGGCCATATCCACCGGATCGCCGGCATAAAGCCTGGTTGTGATCACCGGCGGCGCTGCGGATTTCACCACAACCGACGAAGGCTTGTGCGTGGAAACTGGGTTGTAAGAAAAGCTGGTGGAGATGGTTGGCGACCGCACTGTTCCTATGGTTGTTCCATAGCCTCCGCTGTATCCCCCGCTAATGATCATGCCAGCGATGTTCGGGCTGCGAATTACCCAGCCCGAGCCGCTCCAAATGCCCTGGGAGATTGTGCCATTGGCAGGCAGGAAAAGCTGGGCCTGTCTGTTGTTGATCAGCCACTCAAAGTTGTCCCGAACCGGTCGGTCGGTCCAAGACTCGCCTTCGTCGCGGATGCCGTTGTTGTTGGCATCCGTGAATTCCCCAAGATCGGGAACCCCGTTGGTGCCGGTGTAGGCCGAGCCGGTCAGTTGCGGTTTGATCGCCGCCCAGTTCAGCGCTTTGGCCAGGAAGAGTTTCTGACCGCCCGAGCCCTTGTTCGCCTCGCGCAGGATGTTGACCGTGGAAACCGCGTCATAAGGTGTGCCGTCCGTTTTCACCTGCATCTGCTGGATGACTCCGTGCTCCAAGGCGCTGGCGAAAAGCGACCCAAGGTGAAAAAGATTCTCCCAGCGGCCGTCGTCCTCCACGCCGTCATCCGCGCGGTCACTGGAAAACTGCAATCCCACATCCACATAAAATCCCGCCTCCTGCGCCATGCGTCCGAAACGGTGGTGGTAAAGAGGAATAATGCGGTTCTGCGAGGCGATCAAACGGTTGGCTGTCGCGGTCTGGCTGAGCCAAGTGAGCCCCATGATGTTGAGAATTTCCGTGCGCACCTCGCGGGATTCGTCGGGCTTGTTGGCATCCTTGTAGGCTTTAAGCTTTTCCTGCCTTTTGGAGAGCAGCCGTTCCGAGGCATCGAACCCGTAGATGATCGCATACGAGCAAGCGTCCCCGCTGGAAGTCTGCTTTGAATAGTTTTTGGTCTCGGCTTGGTTCCCGACACCGCCGCCGGGGTGGGTTATGGAAATGGTGAGGTCCATCGTTGTGGCCGACCCGAGCGATCCGGTGTCCGCCAGCGTGTCGTCATCGAACCGCAACTCGGCGGAACTCCCGTTGAAGGTGAGTGTGACTTTGCGCCCCCGCAAATCAGCAGTGGGCAACTCGTAGTCCAGACCATCGGCGGCTGTGGAACGGAACCTCACCTTCGACTTGTAGGCCGCGAAAGACGCGTCATCCACCGAGTCGAAAAAGATCGGGGCAACTTGTCCGTAGAAGAACGAGGGCTGCCATGCCTCCGCCAGCGATGCGGCCGTCACCGGTATGATAGAGCGCCCTTGGACCAGATCCCGGAGGCCGACCGCGCCGAACGTCGACCGCAACGCAGCCGCGCGATCCCGGAGGTAGTTGCCCGTCGCGTTGGTGTTCATGCCAACCACCGAGTTGGTATCGGCCGCCCCGGCAGCCGCCCCAAGCAAGGCGGCACGCGAATAGCCGGAGTTGGTGGCAAGGTTGGCCTCCGCACCCTTTGCGTATCTCTTAAACGAAGGATCCATGACGCTGTAGGTCCCGCCGCCATCGAAGGTGATTGCCACGAACACCCTGTCGAAGAGCACGTAGGAATCCGGCTCATTGGGGTCATGGGCAGTCCTTCCGCTGAAGGCGGCCGTTCCGGATCCGAGCCCATCGAGGAATATCTTTGCGAAGGTCAGCCGCTTGGCGGCTTTCTGACTTAATCCCGGATTGTAGGGCGATGGTGTGCCGAAAACTTCCTGGTGGGATTTGCCCGGGAACGGTTCATCGGCCAGTCCAAGCCAGTCCCGCAGGTCGTCGTATTTCCGCCAATAGGCCAGTCGCACTAACTTGACCGTGGAAGAGGAGTATCCGGCGGCAACCAGCAGATCGCGCAGAAGGGCGCATTGATCGAAGTCGTTGCCCGACCCTTCCAGCAGAGTCAGTGACGCGCCTTTGACCAGCCCATGGTAGTGTTGGTAGCCGATCGTGTTGCGCACCCAATTGTAAATCCGCAGGGCCTTCGCTGTGGTCGGCTCCCCAGCCACCGTCTGGCCTTCCCCGAGGGCCTGAGCGAGCGCTGCCACGTCGGGATCGATCGACGGCGCGGCGGACATTGCCGAGGCAGCTTTGATCGCCGAGACAGGTCCGGGAAGAATATCTGAGCCCGGACCCATCGGACCGGTTCCGATCGGCAGATCTCCTCCAGGTGCGAGCGAGATGTCCAGCGGTTCATTCTGCCAGATCGGGTAATTCTGCGCCTGCGCGCCCGCAACCGGCAGGCCCAGCAAAACCGCCCAAAGTGCCAACCGCATGCTTTTGCCTAGAGTCTTCATGGCCTCAAGGGTTCCCGTCCCCCGTGGTGCTTTGCACATTGCCGCCGTCGTCATAGCCAAACCCTTCCGCCGCGCCGGCACCTGTTTGCGCTGCGCCGAGCTGGCCAACCAAATCGTATTGGAAATTCAACCGCACCGTGCCGTCGTCCACCCCGTCGCCATCCGTGTCAGCCTTGGTCGGATCAGTCGCCGCCTCCCATTCCTCCAGGTTGGTCAAACCATCGCCATCGGGATCGGCGGAGCTGGTCTGCGCGCTGGTCCCGAAATACCGGATTTCCCAATCATCGGGCAACCCGTCGCCGTCGGTATCGGCAGCGGAGAAAGGGTCGGTGCCCAGCTGCAATTCTTCGAGATTACCGATGCCATCTCCATCAAAGTCCGCCAACTCGGCATTATTGGTTGGACTGTCGCTATACCTCAGCCGCAGAAAAAACCTGTCGCCTGTCGAGGTAAAACCCCATTCCTTTACTGATTCGTCACCAGACTCGACGATCGGCACATACAGCCATGGCTGCATCAAATTCTCGGAGTGCTGGATGAAATAGGTGCGTCCAGACTTACCAAACCATTTGAAGCGAAAAATTCCATTCTCACTGTCATGCTCGAGCAAGCTGCCCTCATTCAAGTCAGATGCCGTCTGCGCCAGCATCTGTGTATCCGGCATAAGCAACATGCACCAAAGAAGCAGAGGAAATAATCGGCTGTGAGTCTTCATCGCAGCGACTCTTGGCTAATCGTCTTCAGGCCAAGGCGGTTTGGGGCATGACGACTGCGGATCGGAAAGAATTCCACCACGGAATCCTTCGGCACAGGAGGGTGTTCCTTAAGCCATTGCTCCTGCGCTAAGCGGGCCGCTTCGATCTCTTTGTATTCTCGAATAAGATTGTCGCGGTTGGCGTCAAAATACCGATGCAAATCATCAATTGCCTGCATCACTTCCTTGGATGCGGGGCTTTTCGCCGTGATCTGCCACGCCGATTTTTCCGTCTGCTGCTGCCGCTGCAGTAAACCAAACGGCCAAGGTCGAGGGTGAAATCCGAACGTATTCTCCCCGATGAACGCTTCCCTCGTTTCCTCAAAGTCCTCGCGGCTGCAGTCACCAAGGCCCATGAAAAACGAGTAGAGGCTGTCGCCGGTTTCAAAGTCCGACAACTGACTCAGGTAGTGAAAATCAATGGTGGTAAGGAAACTCACCCACTGCCCGTCCTCATACCACTCAACCTCCGTGAATTCGTGGTCGTAAACAGTGCATGAGAGAAAAGCATATGCGTATCTTTTGGACTCCAATCGCTGCATTTCCTCAAGTTCGGCAGCCGTGGGAGGGGCCTCTGGTGTCACAATCGCCGGCGCTGGCACGGGCGTGGGCTTTAGCACCGGCGTGACGACACGATTGTAGATTATGAAACGCGGACCAAGATCAACCTCCTGGCTGTCCAATACCCGCAACGGTGCGGCAGGACAGAACAAGGCCCCAACAAAAAGAACAGCGACCGTGGCGGCGGCTGTCACAGAGGCTTGGGGGAAAGCCATACAGAATCACCTTGGGGATCTTATCGCAACGGGGCAAGCTGCAATTATCTGCCCGCGATTATTTGTTTGAATGCTGGGCGTGCACAGCCCGCCGCCAAATTTCCAACCTCACGCGATTGACGCAATGCTCATGGATGCTATTTAAAGAGAATGAATGATCCAATCTCTGCTCTGAATAAAATCAGCCAACTCCTCAACACCACTATTCGAAACGAGGCGGCCGACAAGAATTCAGTATTCGCCGCCACTGCGATTTTGATTCAACGCTTGCGCGATCACAAAAGCCACAACAATGAGCAGCTCTCAGGATACTTGCAGGTCAAAATAGCAGAACTGGAATGGCATTCGGCTGCGATGCTTGGATTCGACACTACTAACGGCCACCCAACCGACCAACACCACCGGTGGGCTTGCGCAGCCATTGATGCGCTCCTTGAGAGCTTCTGACCAGGCCCTTTAGCGGGCACACCACCACACTATGGCCTCTTCAGCATTTAGAGAGTTCCGATACAATGTTCTTGATGCAAAAAGACTACACCAAGTCCACAGGATAGTTTCTAAAGGCAAGCCAGGAAGGAAAGGTCTTGGACACCTCACGCGGAGCGGAGTCGTGATGCTTTGTGCAGCTTGGGAGCGATATCACGAGTCTGTCATCGTGGAGGCTGTTACTTATTTTACTTCTACAATTGAGCAGCCCGAGACTCTACCCCTGTCGGTCCGCAAACACCTCAGCAAATTCGCAAAAGAACACATTCACGATCTGAAACCGATGGAGCTGGCAGGTGATGGTTGGAAGCAGTTGCTTGTCTGGCTCGCCGCTGATGAGGCGGGTAAGCTTAATACGCCGAAAAGCACAAATCTTAGACTTTTATACGAGCGGTTTTTAGGACTTAATGATGTAACAGATTTTTGGCCAGAAGGGGGTGAGCCAATTGATGTCTTCGTAAAAGAAAGAGGTGACATTGCCCACAACGGCAGACAGAGTCCATACATCCCTAACGCGGTTTTGAGCAATTACATCCAGATGGTCGAGGACGTTGTGGCCGCGCATGACAATAGGCTTTGCGACTTTCTGAAGCACGCCAGCAAAGCTACTTGTCAGCCATGGCGTCGCACCGCCGAGTAGTAGTCACTATTGCACACAACGTCCCGGATCGAGCCGAGGTGGTCGCGGGTGTAGAAGAACTTGTTGGTTCCCTGCTGCACCCCCTTAAAGGAAATACCGCTGCACCGCCGTGGTGACGGTCCCATTGCGCCGTTCAACGAGCGAGATTCGCCTATTTTCGGCGTGTCACTTATACGAGCGGTCATCGACAAACAAGCAACAACACGAACACCGCTCTAGGTCCGACTGGCAGCAGCCTGCTCCTCAAAGGTCCAGACGCGGAATTCCATGGCTCTAAGCCGTTCCCTCGGCGTTCGTTTTGCGTCCGAGAAGAGTTCATAAGCTGCATTGTAAAGGGCCGGATGGTCTATCTGGCAAACGCGCTGCCAGACCGCCCCGAATCTGCTGATGGCATTTTCCTGTGCCCAGCGCCATGATCTCTCCCTTGCGAGCGGGATGGCTTGGTCCATGAGCTCGGCCAGTTGCGCGTTAAGGCTGCCTCTGGCCGCCTCACTGGCGTGATATTCCGGGCAATCTGCAGGCAGGGAAATGCCCCTTTCCGCAATATGCGCAACCACAGCTTCGACTAACACGGCCGACTCGGGCTTGTTGTCGTTCTTGGTGATGTGAACAAGAGCCTTTTTGACGGGCTCGCTCACCCTAAGTGACACGGTTTCAGTGCGTTTCATTGTAAGACAATGTTGACGGCGAAAATCTGGAAAATTTTTGCAGCGCTATCAGACTCTGCACCCCCTTTGAAGCACCATGCCCCGCCCCGCGCGCAGAACGACGCCGGAGCCTCCTGCGCCCTACAAGCTCTACACGGCGCGCGAGGCGGCGGTTGAGTTGCACGTTCCCGAGACCTGGCTCAGCGCGGCACGTCAAGCCGGCGCCCCGTTCCCCGGTGGTCGCACCCGCCCAGAGTGGGTCCTCACATGGTTGCACGAGAACCCTGAGTTCACGCTCAAACACCACCGCTAACGCACGCGCGGAGGCCTCCATTTCCGAGGAGCGTCAAATTTTTTCAGGCAAAAGATCGGGAAGTCAAGGGAAGCCACGCAAAGCGTGGGGAAACGTGGGGAAAAATCGCGACGCTGTCGCGCGGCCCGAAAAAAACCGGGTGTAGGTCTCATGCGTGCGCCGAACCAGCGGCGTCATACCCCGCCAAGGCAACAAGCCGCGATTGCCGCACGGGGGCAACAAACCGCACGCGGCGCCGAACCCCGATATGAATAATGCCAATATCCCGCTGTCGCGCGGCAAGATCGCGCGGCCGCAAAAAGCCGTGATCTACGGCCCCGAGGGCGTGGGCAAGTCCACGCTCGCCAGCCAACTCCCCTCGCCCGTCTTCCTCGACACCGAGGGCGGAACCCACCACCTCGACGTGGTGCGCTTTCCCGATGCGCGCACGTGGGAGGATGTCACCGTCGCCGCCGCGCAACTCGCCCGGGGTGGCCACGAATTCAAGAGCTTCGTCGTCGACACGGCCGACTGGCTCGAGAAGCGCCTAGCCGAGCACCTCTGCCGCAAGGCCAACAAGGAATCCATCGAGGACTTCGGCTACGGGAAGGGCTACGTGCTCGTGGCCGAGGAATTCGCGAAGTTCTTGGCCTCGCTCGATGCGCTCCTACGTGGCGGCATGCACGTCGTCTTTCTCGCGCACTCCACGGTTCGCAAGTTTGAGTCGCCTGATCAGGTCGGCAGCTACGACCGCTACGAACTCAAGCTCTCCAAGCAGGTGGCTCCGCTCCTCAAGGAGTGGGCCGACTTGATCCTCTTCACAAACTACGTGACCAAGGTGGCCGAGAGCGATTCCGGCCGCCGTCGCGGCATCGGCGGGCGCGAGCGCGTCATCATGACCACGCACTGCGCGGCCTACGACGCCAAGAACCGCCACGGTCTCGAGGAAAAGCTCCCCTTCTCCTACGACGCGATCGCTGCGGTGTTCGCCTCCAACTTGGCGCCTGCGTCGCGTCCGAAATCCCAAGGCGAGCGTCTGGCCGAAATCCTCGGTGACCGCGTCAACGACGGGCGCGAGTTCCTGATCGACCGCGGCCAACTGACCAAGGACGGATCGCTCAACGATGTGGACGCCGACTACGCCGCGCGCATCTTCGCCGATCCCGACAAGTTCCTGACCGCCGTGGAGAGCTTCAACTCGGGGGCCGCTCAGTGAGTCTTCGTCCCTCCGCGCTGCCAAAGCTCGCGCTCTGCCCCTGCTACGAGTCGGATCCAAGTCCCGGTCCGGCCGCCGAACGCGGCACGCGCATGGACGCGGTCTTCCGCGCCCGCGTCGAATCCAAGCCAGCCCCGAACTTCGAGAATCTGACCGAGGCCGACCTCGAGGCGCTCGAGTGGGCAGTGAGTGCGCTACGCGCCATGGCCGGCGGCGAGCGACAAATCGTTGACGAGGAGGCCTGTCGTGTGGCGGTGCCCGGATTCGAAGCCCCGGGCACGGCCGATGCGATCGTGCCGACCAAATTCTTCCACGCCGACCTCAAGACCGGAACCAAGCGCAACTACCGCGAGCAAATGGCGGCCTACGCCCTCGGACTCATGGAGCAGCACTTCGCTCCGACTTGGACCGCGCACCTGCTCTTCTGCGACAGCCGCGAGGTGGCGACGCACACTTTCACGCACCGCGAGGCGCGCGAAATCGTGGAGCGGGTCGTGGCCTCCTACCGCGACGAGCACAAGAAGCCCGTGCTCTGCGAATACTGCGCGTGGTGCGCGAAGACCATGACCTGCACCGCGCGCATGGAGCTGGCCAACTCGGTGATCGCGCCCGCAGCCGACCTCGACTTCGCCGCAGTCTTGGCCGATCCCGCCCGCCTCGGGCTTTTCCTCACCGCCTGCTCGGTGCTCGATGACTTCCGCGAGAAAGCGCAGGAGACGGCCAAGACGCTTCTGTCTGAAGGCAAGACTGTGCCTGGTTGGAAACTCTCCAAGCGCTCCACGCGCGAGTTCGTCGATCACGTGGACGTCGGCCGCCACATCACCGCCCTCGGCTTCGGCGAAGTGCTCGCCGCCTACGGAAACCTGTCGGCCAAGAAGTTCCGCGCCCTGTGGGAGTCCAGGCTCCCGTCCCGTCCATTTCCCGAGGAGGTCATCCGCCAAGGCAAGCCCGTCGCGGCTCTCCTGGCTGACAAGACCGCCTCGCTGCCACCAACCACCACAACAACCAACCCATAGACCAACATGCCAAGTTACAAAGCAAGCGAACCGTCCGCCGCTCCCGAGGCCGTCAAGCCCGGCGAGTACCACTGCGAAATCATCAACGCCGAGGAGGGCAAGTCCCAGAGCGGCGGCAACCCGATCATCTCTCTCAAGCTGCGACTCGAAAACGAGGCCGTCCTCTACGACCGCCTCGTCTTCACGCCCTCGGCGTTCTGGAAAATCGACAGCTTCCGCGCCGCCATCGGGCAGAAGGTGATCCCCGACGAGGAAGTGAACATCGAGGCCGACGAACTCGTCGGCAAGACCGCGCGGATCCGCGTCGTCAACGAAACCTACGAGGGGCGCCAGCGCAGCAAAGTGGCCGCCTGGCTCATGCCCGCCAAGCCGGAGAAGCGCGATGGACTCCCCTTCTAGCTCCCTGCGGGGCTACCAGCTGGCGGCGGCCGACTCGATCATGTCGGGCTTCGGCGAATTCCGCCGCCAGCTCCTGGTGGCGGCCACCGGCTGTCATCGTGCCGGGCACCCGATCCTCATGGCCGATGGCACAATCAAGTCCGTCGAAGATGTGGCGGTCGGCGACAGCGTGATGGGCCCCGACAGCCGACCCCGCAACGTGGTCGCACTGCACCGCGGCCGCGATGAAATGTTCAGTATCACTCCTTCCAAAGGCGAAGCCTTCGTGGTCAACGCCGGTCACATACTGCACCTGGTCAGGACATCAACGGGCAGACCAAGCGAGGACAACAAAATCCGGACCATGGATATCTCGGTGCGCGATTACCTCGCACAAAACAAAACGTTCCGGCATGTGCACAAACTCCAGCGCGTGCCCATCGAGTTCGCCCAGCCGCTAAAGCGGCCGTGGCACATTGATCCTTACATCTTGGGAGTAGTCCTTGGCGACGGGTGTCTGCACTGCGGCAACGTTGCCGTGACCACTCCGGACAAGGAAATCGTGGCTGCACTCAGTGTCTACGCCAGATCAATCGAATCGGGTCTGAGGCACGCGGAACTCAAAAACAACAAAGCCTCGACATACTTTTTCAAGGGACTTCCGGGAACCTACGGCAAGGAATTCCTTCTCTACTGCCTGCGAAAGGAAGGCCTCGCCGTCCGTGGCGAACAAAAGTTTGTCCCGCATCATTACAAGACGGCTGACCGGGCATCCCGCCGACAACTGCTCGCCGGCCTCCTCGATACCGACGGCTATTGCAGCGGCGGCGGATATGAGTTCGTCAACAAGTCGCCGAAACTGGCCCAGGACGTGGTTTTCTTGGCCAGAAGCCTTGGGTTGGCGGCTTACCAATCGCAAAAGTTGGTCAAGGGGCGGGTCTATTACCGCATCAGCATTTCCGGCGACTGCTCACGCCTTCCGTTGCGCATCGATCGCAAGAGGGCTCCTGAAAGGCTGCAGATCAAAGACCCTCTAGTCGCCGGATTCAGCGTTACGCCAGAGGGGCCGGGCGAATTCTTCGGATTCTCACTCGACGCCGATCACCTCTACGTGGACGGAAACTTCACCGTTCATCACAACAGCGGAAAGACCCAAATCTTCTCCGAAGTTGTTCGCAGGTTGCAGCCCGAGCGCTCGCTCATCCTCTGCCACCGCGAGGAGCTGATTGATCAGGCCGCACGGCGGCTTGCCTCTTTCGGCATCGCGGCCGAGGTCGAGATGGCCGACCGCAAGGCATCGCTCGATGCTCCCGCAGTGGTCGGCAGCGTGCAGACGCTCATGCGCGACAACCGCCTCAAGCGCTGGCCGCGCGGCCATTTCGGATTGGTCGTGGCCGACGAGGCCCATCATGCCACCAGCGACTCCTGGCAAAAGGTGCTGTGGTATTTCGACACGAGGACGCTGGGCGCCAGCGCCACCCCGGAGCGGTCCGACAAGCGCGAACTCGGAAAGTATTTCGAGAACATCGCCTACGAGGTGGGCTTGCTCGACCTGGTCAAGCAGGGCTGGCTCTCCCCGATCCGCGTCCGCACGATTCCTCTCGGTCTCGATCTGCGCGGTGCGCGCACCGTGGCCGGCGACTACAACGCCGAGGACCTGGGCGAAATCATCGAGCCGCAACTCGGCAAAATCGTCGAGGTGCTGGCCAAGGATTACCGCCACCGCAAGACGATCGTCTTCCTGCCGCTGGTCAGCCTCTCGCAGCTTTTCGCCCGCATGTGCAGGGCGGCCGGGTTGCCCTCCTGGCATGTGGACGGCACGACCAAGGACCGTGCTGAAATATTGTCGGAGTTTTCGTCAGCACGCACCGGCGTCATGTCCAACGCCATGCTCCTGACCGAGGGCTATGACGAGCCCTCCATCGACTGCGTCGTCTGTCTGCGCCCGACCAAAATTCGCAGCCTCTACTGCCAGATCGTCGGCCGCGGCACACGTGTTTACCCAAACAAGGATCACCTGCTGCTCCTGGATTTCCTTTGGCTCACCAACGACCACTCGCTCATCAGGCCCGCGCACTTGGTGGCCAAAGACGAGAAGGAGGCCGATGGCGTCGCGCGCATGCTCGCCGAGCACGAGGATTTGGAGCGTGCTGTCGAAGACGCCGCCGAGGCGCGCGCTCGCAGTCTGTGCGAACGACTCGAACTCAACCGCACGCGCCCGCCGCGCTATTTCGACCCGTTGGAATTCGCCGTGTCGCTCGGAGATGTGGAACTCGCCGAGTTCGAGCCAACCATGCCGTGGCACAGCGACAGCGTCACCATCAAGCAGATCAAGATGCTCGGCAGATACGGCATCGACCACCGCAATGTCGCATCCAAGGGGCATGCGGCAGCCATTCTTGACCGGATTTTCTCCAGATCCCGCCTGCAGCTCGCCACCCCCAAGCAGCTTCTGTGGTTGCGCAAACTGGGACACCCGAAGCCGGAACTGGCCACCTTCCAAGAGGCCAAGCAGTTCTTGGACGAGAAGTTTGGCAAACGTTCGCCCGCTACCGCCGTCGCAGCATGAAGTATCGCGCCACCAGCGGCGGCCGTCTTCCGTGCCGCACCCGCGAGTATCTCGAACGCGGCGCCCCCGAAGGCTCGCGCAACCGCGAGCTTTTCGAGGCCGCCTGTCAGTTCCGCGACGCCATGATCGAGGCGGCCGAGGCCGAGCAGGCGCTCATCGCCCGCGCCCTGGCCGATGGCCTGAGCGAACACGAGGCCCGTCACACCGTGCACAGCGCTTACTCCGGCGCCGTGCGCTCGCCCGTCACAGGCGCGGCACCAAGCGGCTCCAACGGATCCAACGGCAAAAACGGCGACCACCGCGACAATCACGAATCCCTCCCCGAGCTTCCGCCGCCCATCGACCACGGATGGCGCACGCTCCTTGAAGCCTGCTTCATGCCCGACGAGTTCGTCGCCATTGCCGTGGCCGGCGAGGGCAAGGACGGAGCGCCCGTGCCCAAGCGCGGCAAGACACGCACCGCGGCCCAGTGGATCCGCCACATCGAGGCCAAGGGCGGCATCGAGGAGGTCTTCCCCGCCAAGCTCGGCCTCTACGTGCGCATCAACCCGATGCGCGATGGCGGCGCGCGAAACAAGGACGTGGCCGCCTTCCGCCATGTGCTCGTCGAATTCGACTGCGATGCCGCGGGTCAACCGATTCCCAAGGAGAAGCAACTGGCCGCCATTGTCACTAGCGGCCTTCCGGTCTCCGCCTTGATCGATTCAGGCAACAAGAGCCTGCACGCCTGGATCCGGGTCGACGCGCCCGACGAGGCCCAATACCGCCTGAGAGTCGATGCCGTTTACGAGAAGTTCAAGCACCTCAACCTCGACCGCCAGAACCGCAACCCATCGCGCCTCTCCCGCTGTCCCGACGGCTTCCGCCAGATCGGCTCCGAACTGCGACGTCAGCGCCTCTTGGCCACCGGGCTCGGCGCATCCTCGTGGATCGAGTGGGAGGCCCGCCAGATCGACGACGAACTCGAGCCGATGCCGGTGTCGTCGCTGTCGGTCTACGACATATCCAACGACCCGAATTCCGTGCTCGGCAACCGCTGGCTTTGCCGGGGCGGATCGCTCGTCATCGTCGGCCAGTCCGGCATCGGCAAGTCCTCGCTCTGCATGCAGCTCATGATCCTGTGGGCGCTCGGCCGCGAGGCCTTCGGCATCGCCCCCACCCGCGGAAAGCCCCTAAAGTCGCTACTAATCCAAGCCGAGAACGACATCGGCGATCTGGCCGAGATGTATCAGGGCGTGCGCCAAGGCATGGGTCTCACGCCCGAGGAGGAACGACTGCTCGATTCCCGCATCGTCATCTACCGCAACACCACGCACACCGGTCCCGGCTTCGTGCAGATGACATCGAAGCTCATCGACCGCCACAAGCCCGACATCGTCTGGGTCGATCCCCTGCTCAACTTCATCGGAGATGACATCAGCGACCAGAAGGTGATCTCCGAGTTCTGCTGCAATCAGCTCAACGCCATCTCCCACCGCACCGGCGTCATCTGGGCGCTTCTGCACCACACCGGCAAGCCGTCAAAGGATCCCAAGGCCGGATCACATTGGACCGCCTCGGACTTGGCCTATAGCGGTCTCGGCAGCTCGGCCCTCACCAACTGGGCGCGCGAGATGGCCGTCATCCTTCGCGTGCCGATGCCCGAGGGCGCACCCCCAACCTTCCAGTTCTCTATGACCAAGCGCCGCAAGCGCGCCGGTTTTCGGGACATGGAGGAGAACCCCACCGATACCATCTTTGTCCGCCACTCCTCGGGCCCCGGCATCTGCTGGGAGCAGTGCGCGCAGCCGCCGAAACCATCGAAGGGCGCGGCCTCCTACTCCACGGGAAGAGTGGGACGCCCAAGCAACTTCGATGAGGCCAAATTCCGCGAGGTGCTGGCCGAGTTCGGCGGCTCTTTGACGCGCCTCAACGAAAAGGACGTGGCTGCCAGATTGGATGCCGGAATTCGCACGATCTGGCGCTGGTGGAATCGCCTCAACTTCAACTGACAACTCCCGTGCTGCAAAAACTGCCAAATACTGCTGCCAATTCCGGGAATGCCGCGCCCTCTGCCAATGCTGCCACAAATACACCACTCCGCCCCCCTAAAGGGGGCGGGTGTATTGTGGCAGTTGGCAGCAAGGGCAAGGCGCGCGCGAAGACCGGAGCAAAAGCCAAAAACTCAAAGGCACGCGACTCGCGTAGCATTGCCGTAAGTCTCACCAATGCGGGGTCAGACCCCCGAGGCCAAAAGCCCCGCCGTCGCGCGCAAAAGCCCCTCTCGCGGGCCGATGACTCCGCCGAGGGTCATGACAGCCGAGCGTCCGAATACACGAGAAATTACGATGCGTGGATTGCGGGCCTAAACGAGTCCGACTTGGCCCGCGCCGTCGCCCTCGGCGTCGACAAGCCAATGCCCGCCGACTACCACGCCCACGGGATCGGTCTCGACGCGGACTTGGCCGAGTCCGACGAACTTTCCTACTCGCCTGACATGGCGGCTATCCTCGACCGAGAGGAAGCGCAGGATCCGCACCCCGACCTCCAAGCCGCCATGAGTGACGTGCTCTGGGACGTGATTCGGCGCCTGGTCGGCGAACTCCTCGACACTCCAAACAGATCCCTCACCGCCGAGTGTCTCGCTGCCGTCTCCGGCATGTCCTACACCGGCGATTCCCTCTCCGCCATCGCGCGGCGCCACGGCGTCACGCGCGCAGCCGTCAGCAAACGCTGCATCGAACTGACCCGCAAACTCCAACTCCTGCCATCCAGAACCATGCGCTCGTTGACAGCGCGCCATTCATACCGCCATGCCCAACACATTATCCGCGACCTCTACGAACCAAAGTCCCGCCCCGATGATCATCGACCGTAAGGTGGTGGCCACTCCCCTTGGCCTCGAGTTCCGCGAGGACATCGACTACGCCGAGTGGCAGGCGCTTGCCGGACACATCGCCACCTCGCTTCGGTGCATGGCCTTCGCCATCGGCGACTGGCTCGTCTACGGGGAGAAAAAGTTCGATAGCCGCAAACGTCAGGGTCGCGTCGACCAAAGCCGATACGAGTTGGCCGTTCGCGCCACGGGCATCGACTACGCCCACTTGCGCAACTACGCCTACGTCAGCCGGCGCGTTCCCCTGTCACTCAGAAATGACAGGCTCTCCTGGGACCATCACCGCGCCGTGGCCAAACTGCCGCCCGAGCACCAGGGCAAGTGGCTCGATCTAGCCTGCCAACCCGGCGACTACGTTTCCTCACGCCGCCTGCGCGCGTCGATCAACGCCGACCGCCTGGTCTCGGTCGAGGAGCTGGTCACCCCGCCCGCCGACCAGGCGATCCTCACCCACATCCCGCCCATCAACCGCCTCACCCTCTGGTGGCGCGAAACCGGTGGCCGCGACTGGCTGCGCAGCAGATCAAAAGCCCAACTGCGCAACATGATCGTGGATTTCCGCGAGGTGATCGACATCGTCAAAGCTCTTCAATCCGAATTCCAACTACGCCCCGACGACCAATGACACCCGCACAAACCGAAGCCCATCAAGCCGCCGCCCTCGAGGCGATCAAAGAACTCCTGGAAGCCAACTTCCTGGAAGCCGAAAAATCCGCCGACGACGAAGGTCGCTTCGCCATCACCTTCCGCGTCACCTTCGACCGATCCCACCCGCAGACCATGGTCAAAGTCACCTCCCGCGTCAGCCGCGCGTTCGTCGACGAGATCGAACTGCGGGTCAGTGATCCGAATCAGCCCGAGCTTGAACTCCCTCCGGAGCCGCACCTCTAAAGTGAACTGCGGCGCCGCGGCGTCATCGCGGATCATCGCCGCATGGTTGCCCGGTCGCCACGACCTGTCTAGTTTCAGCGGCGGAAATGGAACTTCTGCGCTCTTGGCTCAACCGAATTCTCGAACTCTTCGGTCTTGGCTCATCAAAGCCGCCCCCCGCCAAAAGCCTCGAGCAGCCATCGCTTTTCCAAGGCGACCCGGATTGACTTCGCCCCGTCGGGCATGCCCCGGCGCCTGCGCTACCGCTCCAGCGGCTCAAAGCTTGAATCCAAGTTCGCCCTTTACTGGAAATGCCTCGGCGGTCCGCCCCTCGAGCGGGAGTATCGCTTCGACTTGAGCCGGCGCTGGCGGGCCGACTTCGCTCATCTCCCGAGCCGCACGCTCATCGAGATCGAGGGCGGCATCTGGATCCAGGGGCGGCACAATCGCGCGGCGGGCTTCGTCGCCGACATGGAGAAATACCTCGAGGCGACTCTCGCCGGCTGGACCGTGGTTCGATTGGCCGATGTGCACATCACCGCGCCCGTGATCGAGCGGTTAGTGGAATTCACCGCAATGCGCGGGCGGTGAGCCAAAATCCACCATTTTCCACCTTTTCCACTCCTTCCAAGCCACCCGTAAGCTGCCGCCTGTTTGAGCGTAGAAGTCTCGTTATCAGCGTTTTGCTACTTTCGGTTATGGGAGGGATGCCCCCGAAAAAAGTGTAAAGCTGAAAAACGTTTTCTCATGGGATTTAACTGGGGGACAAACAACCCTTGGACATGAACGACTTACTTAAAAGATTGCTTATAACACACAGGCAATGAGGCACCTGGGGTTGATTGGCCTAATATTCTCAGTCGCTGACGGAAGAGCGAAGCCCCAGAGTTGTATGTAGTAATCTTGCTAGCCTTCTCATCACCATCCTGTGGTGATCGAATATACGGTGGATAAATGAATCGACAATCCTTTGTCAGTCCTCTGACCGAGCTTTCTAAAAAATCCGGGCAAATGTCTAGTGTATGCCTTATGGATGATCGGTCGAGGCGTAGTGCCATGTGCGGTCTGGTGTCGAAACTGAATCGCTTCTTCTAATCTTCTCGTAGCATCCTGAGGAGCGGTCCGAGGCCACGACCAATATGTCGTGATGTCCACTAAGCCGATGGCATCGCGCATAAGATCTTTTGAATGCTGCGTGTTCGGATTATTAAAGCGGCCTATGGCGCTGCGAACCGTCGCATTCCACGCCAGCCACACACCGAGCGGTGGATCAGGCGGCTTAAGGCGATCAAGCACTTCTTTCATAACTTCTTCGAGATAGGCCTCCCACGCCGACACACACATAACTACTACGGCACGATTCAATGCCCCGAGACCGTATTGCCGGCCGCGACTTCCGGTGCTCAGTCGCCTATGTGCCGCCTCAATTTCGGCAGCGTCGGCGAGCACAGCAGCAAGAGTCTGAGTGTAGGCGTTCGATGGCATTTTCTTCAGCTAACGTCGAGGTCCTCTCATACCTGGCCCAGGGCGAGGCTTTGACTGTGGGTTGAGGGTTGAGCGATCATGGTGGATTGAACCTGAGGCAGGGCAGGTTTTAGGATCGACGCCTAGTTAGCCCTCCTTTGATTACGGTTGCAGTAAGCGTCGGCAAATCGCCATCTTGCAACATGTCGACTGTGCAGGCATCCGTATTCCCGTCGAGAGTGGTTATTACTCGTTGATTGAAGTAACTCGCGAAATCCTGAACTTGAAAGTCCTCACCTTCGAGAAACCGGCTCCCGCTCGCGATCTGGATCTCTGGCCGACCATTCTTTCGAACGATGCCTCCGATCTTCGGCGCATCTACGATTTTCTTCATTTTCTCTACCTGCTCAGAAAGCTCTTTCCGCTTTGCAGGAGGGAGACCCTTGAGGCCACCCTCCTTCATTTGAAACATGATCGCCTTCCGGATCTTCTTCTCGTTGTCCGCACAGGTGGCGGTGATGACAAAATCGGCCCCAGTCCGCCTCTCCGCCGAATCTCGTCCCCTATCGGCTACGTCTGTTGTATCGATTCGGAGATACTCACCTTGCTTCGATCTGACCTCCAGACCCTGAAGACGCCCCAGAAGGGCAGATGTGAGCTTGGGCTCCTGTGGGGATCGGCGCTCCTCCAAGCCCTCAATGGCACTGTTAAGCGTCTTGCGAACAGCGTCGAGGAAATCGCGACTGTATGAAAACGAGTGTCGTGGCATCGGAATTTTCTCGGGCTAGCGCTTGAGGCCACCACACCTATGATTGTGGGCGCGGTTGCGATTGCTGTATGAGGGTGAAAGGGTCATGAATGTTTCAACTCAAAGCGGGTCAGGGGTTCGGTGGTCTGGTTTGTTCGGCACCGCTACTCAGGCAGTGCTATCAAGGTCTTGGCAAACCGCATTCGCTGCACTTAGTCAGTCAGGGGAGCGGGCGCCCACGAACAACGAAGTAGAGTCCTCCACACTGTAGGCACTGAAAACCCACCAGGAGTGCGAGGTAGGGAGGCAAGAGAGCGCGCGGAGAAAAGCGACAACACTGCCACCAGCGGCGGACAGCTATAACGAGGAAGTGAAACCGCCAGACCAAGCATGGACCCCGCCGACCAAGGGAACGGTAACGGTTGTATAGCACAACTCGTTCGTTGTTCTGCATTTTCTTATAGTTCGTGAACTCCAAGATCAGCCACATACTCGCGTCCTTTAGGCGTGATGAAGAGGTTGTCGGGTGATACCTGCATACCAAGCATGCTCGCCGAACCATTGGGGTTCTTCGCGATACCCAAAAGTCCTGATTCAAGTGCTCGCTTTAGGAGGATATTGTTCGCGGGAGGCCACTGGATTGCGGCATTCGCAGGCGCTCCTGCCAACTCGAACAAAATATCCATCTCCAACTGAGAATATTTATCATGCATGAACCGCAAATTGACCTTGTAGAGACGAAGAGCCTTACGATCAATCTCCCCTTTGTCGGCGCGCCGATGGCAGTTCGGACAGAGAGCGATGAGGTTGTCATACTCGTGCGCCTGACACTGTGCCCATGGGATAATGTGGTGAACATCGATCTCAATGTATCGACAAGTGGGGATCGCGCACCGATGCCCCGCCTCGACGAGGACGCGGCGGCGGAGGTCGGCAGGTATTGGCGGACGGCTTTCCATGGTGAAAATTCTTCAACGATGAGCGCATGCAACTACTACCAGCGGCGGCGCACGTCGATGACGAGATTGCTGTTGTAATTATGGACAATCATTGAAACAGGGCGACTGGTAGTGGTTGGCTGCCGCAACTTTTTAGCCATTCGAATTGTCAAGGGCACAAACCTTCAGCAAGCAGTATCCGAAATCGGTGAACGCAATGAAGGCGCTTTTGTTCATTCGTGAGAGTGCGTCAGATCCCTCATCACAGATGCCAAGACGCTTGATGTTCTCGAAACAGAGCCGCGCTTCCTCTGCTGAAATCTGAAAGATTCCCGGAACTGATTCGAGCTTGTATCCGAGTTGCCTGTATGGAGGCGAATGATGCTTGATCCCTTCAACCTGTTCCCCGGTTGAAACCGCTTTTTCCTTTTGGCGGATTGCCCCATAAAGCCCCTGTAAAATCTTGGCGTCTGTCCCTGACAGCTGATCAAGCACTCGCGAAAAGCTAGGGTGCGTTGACTTCGCTGTGTTGGGATCAACTGTCGACGCGAGTAGGCCAGCGAAGAGCTCTGTCAAATTGGGATCACTGGTATTTCCGCCAGCTTCAATCAATGGCACCACTGCCTCTGGCAGGACACTTCCAGCAATTTTCGATGCATCAACCCCTCTGGCTTCTAGGAATATCCTAGCTTTCTCAACCATCGTGACTTGGTTCTTGAAGCGCCACAATGAGACCCTGTCTCTCAGTAAAAGTCCAAACTCACTGAGGGGTGCCAATAGAATTTGGTCCAAGTAGCGCCGTGCCGTCTTAGCGGCCTCTTCAATTGCTTTGTCTTCTATTGGCATAATGTTTTTTGGCTAGACCTTATGGCTGCGGTGCAATTGCGGGCAAGAAGCATGGCCTTGAAAAGAGTTGGGTTGCTGTCCGCATCGTAGGTGTAGGCCACGGTCTTGGCTCCAGTCAGCCCGCTGATCGTGATGCTTTCGCGCAACATCTGATTGGCTGCGTCGTAACTGAACGCCGAGGCTGCCACGGAGTTACTGAGGGAGAGCATTCTCCCAGCAGCATCGTAGGTCTTGGTGACGTCAGGCGTGCTGTCGCTCCAGTCGCAGAACGTGTCACGGTTGCGGTTGTCGATGGTGCAGCTCATCGTGACCCCCGCACGCGTGCGGTATTGCGTCATGTTCGAGTTGCCATCGTAGGTCCATGTTTCATACCCGCGACGACGTCTGACCATCGGCAGCTAGGTTCAGGCCTCGAAATCTTTTTTCCCAATAGTTTCGCTCCGACTTGTCATCGGCCAGAAGGCCCCCAACAAGCAGTTTTTCTCCTCGGGTTTTCCACTTTGCTAGCTCACCGGCATTGGACTCAAGATAGTAGTGTTCGGCCATAGAGAAAACACTGTCGATCAATGCCGATGGCAAATCGAGCTCCTGGGCGTAATTATATGCCTCCTGTAGCCTTGCGAGCGCCTTGTCACCCTCACCAAAATCCGCCAGCGTCGCTTTTAGATTGTATTCTTGGAGCTTGGTTAAGTTGCCAGCCTTCAGCAACCTTGGAATAAGTTCTTCAAGCTGGCACCTCAGCGCCATCTCGCCACTCTCATCGCCGCACGAAACTGCGTTCGTAATCTGGCAACACAGGTCGTGCACGTTTTCCCAGCCCATTTGGATCACGCTCCTTCGCATGGGGTGCAGGCTTGCTCCAAAAGCATCAAGTAGTAGTTAAGGAAAGCCCCGCCCCTCTTGATCACCTTCAGGATGCCACGGAGAGCGCGCTCTCTTTTCTTCTGCCCGTTCTTCTGGGCATCGCGGATTGCCTCTTCAACCCTTTTTGGGTCGGAATTCTTATCGAAACCTTCACAACGAATATCTTGTTTCCCACCTTTTGTTAGACCAAAATTATCGCGAAAGTTCACCACGCTATTATCGACATATCGATATAAATTCACATCCCCCGCGTTGAACCTAATCGGATCTGTTTCGCTAAACCTCCCCAACTCCGCCGAATAAGTCCGGTTGCGGTAGTCGTAGAGATTGAGCGCCTCCAGCCACTCACGTCCTGTGGACAGGAACCTTGTACCTGTGGAGGTCCCCGCCAGCGTGGTGCCGCTGGCATCCTTGAACGTCGGCGTGCCGAACGCATCCGAGTAATACACCCTCTCCAGCACTGCACCGCTCCCATCGGCCACGGCGATCGTGCTACCCAGCGCATCGGGCAGCTGGAACGTGGTGGCGGCGGTTGTGACTTTCGCCAAGATCTCATCCACCTGCAGACCGTGGATGTATCGCGTGGTGTGGGCGCCAGCGGCGTCATACTCCGCCACGAGGTTCCAGCCGTCGTAGATCAGGTAGGTGGTTGTGCCATTGATCGTGCGCTTCACGTCGCGGTTGCGACCATCGCGACCGAAGCTCGCGGTCGCAGGCCCTGACACGCCGACCAAGCGGCTATTGCCATTGTGCGTGTAGGTCCATCCGCCGCCCGTAGCCAGATTGCCATTGGCATCGTAGGTCAGCGCGCCCACACCGCCCGCCGTGGTGTATTGGTTGAGGTTGTTCGCCGTGTAGTTCCCTGCCCCGGGCGCACCCGTCACGGTGGTGCGA